AAATACATATTTGTATAAAGGAGCACAAATAAGTGGCGAAACATCAATTAATGGTAATGTTTCAGCAACAGGAAAAATCTCAGCAAGTCAAGGTTTCTTCCAAACATCAGATAAACGATTGAAGAATTTCCAAGGTGATATTGAAGTTGATTTTGACAAATTAAAATCAATCCCGAAGAAATATTTCTATTGGAATTTGGATTCAAAGAAGTCAAAACTTGAGATAGGAACGTCTGCTCAGGAGGTTATGGAGGTATATCCAGAATTGGTTTCAATGAATGAATCAGGAATGTTGTCAGTGGCATATGACAAATTGTCAGTAATTGCATTGAAAGCGGTAGATGAACTCCATGAGGAGAACAAGACCCTTAAGGAAAAGAATGAGGAACTTGAGAGAAGATTGAAAGCGATTGAAGAAAAACTTGGAATTTAATCTTGCTTTTTTGAAAATTATATTATATATTTACGATGTAGCCCGCAGGGAGGCGGGACGAAGGACGGTGAGGGCAATGTGAGGAGCACCCTGTGAAACGTCAAAAAACTCCCTAAAAGTTTAATGCTTAATTGCTGAAAAGGCTCTGACTGAAAAGTCGGGGCTTTTTTCTTTATATTTTGATGGATTTTTTGTATCTTAAAGGAAAACAAAAAATTATGGATAATGAGATAATGGTATATGTCTTAGCCCATAAAACACCTCCATATGGCTTGATATATGATGATTGGCATTGCCCGTTACAAGTTGGGGCTGCTTTATCAAAAGAGGATGTTTGTGAATTAAAGGATAATAACGGGGATAATATTTCGAGATATAATTCATTCTTTTGCGAAACCACGGGACATTATTGGATATGGAAAAATGTAAGAAAGAGCAATTTTGTGGGAGTGGAACACTACAGAAGACATTTTGATTTGGAAAAGGATGAAGTTTTGGATATATTGAAAGAATATGACATAATTTTGCCAAAATCATTGTTGATGAATATTTCTGTGGAAAGACAATACGAATTATGCCATATACCGGAAGACATTCATAAAGTGGAAGAAATCATTAGTAAATTATATCCGGATTATGTGGAAGATTATGAAAAATATATCAAGAACGGGAACAAATTATATTGTGCAAATTGTTATATAACATCTTGGGAAAAATTCAATAAGATGAATGAATTTGTTTTTAATATATTATTTGAGATGTGGAAAGAATATGGATATACAACAATTGAGGATTGGCATAAACATGTTTTGGAATCAAATAAGCAATCGGTTCCTGATTATCATGAAAAGAATGGCTGCACATGGGACATTTATCAGACTCGCATAGGGGGGGGGGTAGCCGAAAGGCTTAACACTCTGTATGTTATGCATAATTTTAAGAATATTTTTGAAAGAGATTTAAAAACTTTAGGGAAAAGCGTATAAAAATTAGAAATTATGATTAATGGAATTTATGAACGAAGCATATTTTGCTTTATATTCAATTATAATAAAGATAAAGGGGCTGTTGAGTTATATAATAATTTGAACAGTGTGGTTCCGACCATAATAATGGATACATATCACAAAGAGAAAGGTGATGTGATTGAAGAGTTGAAGAACACAAATTTTGAATGTTATGACAACATTTATTATGGAGGTTTGATGATTAAAGCATATGAAATGGCAAAGAAAAATGAAGCAGAATATATGCTTGTCATAACATCGGATGTTAAAATCAAGGAATATGATAAATTTATTAAATCATTTGTGGATGCAGCATCTCGTGATGATATTGGGGTATGGGACCCGTCAGCGATACAAGGCTCATCTTGTGACGGAGCATCAGCAATAATCCCAACAAATGTCCATCAATATTGTCAGAACACAAATGGATTGAGAGAGGTCAATCATGGTGAAGGTTGGGCTGAGATGATTAATATGAAGGTGGCGGATAAATTGTTTTCCCATTTGAAATTGGGGGATAATGTATATGGTTGGAATATCAACAAGGCATTGAATTTACTGGCGAAAAAAGAGGGGTTTAAGGTGGTAATTGATGACCGAACAGCGGTATATCACCCCGGAGATTGCGGATATTCACAGATTGAGGCGAAAAAAGAGGGGGAAAAATTTGCGGAGCGATTCGCTGAATTTGGAATAGAGGAAGAAAAGCCCAAAACCGCCAATGAGATAAAATCATTGGTATGCTGCATAGGTAAAAACGAGAACAAATATATCAAGGAATTTGTTGAATGGTATAAATTCTTGGGGATATCTCATATAAGGATTTATGACAACAATGACCTTTTGGGTGAAAGGTTTGAAGATGCTATTCAAAATCATATTGATGGTGGATTTGTTGATATAGTGGATTATAGAGGAAGAGAAGTTTGTCAAGCACAGGCTTATACCGAATGCTATAAGGAATTGAAAAATGATTATGATTGGATATTCTTTATAGATTGTGATGAATTCTTGATTCTAAAAGTAAATAAATCCGTTGGGCAATATCTTGCCATGCCGCAGTTTGTTAATTTTGATATGATACATCTTAATTGGCTTACATATGGTGATAATGGGCATGTATATTATGAAAATAAGCCTTTGATGGGTAGGTTTAAGAATCCTATTCCTATTGATACAAAAATTGCCATGCCGCAGGTGCCCGAGAATTGCCATATTAAATCAATAGTTAGAGGTGGATTGGATGATATACAATGGGTAGGGGAAGGATTTTCGCATACACCAAGCCCGAATGAATTGAGAACATGTAATGATGTAGGATTCACAAAGAATGGGAATATTCCATTGGGAAATATGGATTATCAGTTTGCTTGGCTGAATCATTATTCAACAAAAACGGCTGAGGAATATGCTGATAAGATGAAAAGAGGATTTCCCGATTCTGTATGGGATGGCAACAAGATTCAGTATTTATTGGAAACAAGATTCTTTAAGACCAATGACGTTACAGATGAAAAAGTTAAAGTATTCAAGGATAAATTGGGCATAGATATGTCATATCTTTTACCCAAGGATATCAAAAAGAGGGATGATGTAAAAATATACAGCCTTTGTTATTCAAAGAAAAATTTTAATTTTTTGGATGATGCAGTGATAACGCCATTGCAGGTAGGAGCGGCAAATGGTACTGATGTTTGTCAGTTAAAGGATAATACAGAAGATAACATATCAAATAAGAATTATCTTTATATAGAGAATACTGGAATATATTGGATTTGGAAAAATGTTCATGGAGCAAAATATAAGGGGCAAATGCAGTATAGGAGACCGTTGAAAGACATTGATGAGAATACTGATTTTGACAAGATATTTGAAAATTATGATGTTATAACTTGTGAGCCTTTCAATCACCCGTCACACAAGACACCTACAAAAGAGGAACCAATGGTGATACCGGCGGATACGGTTGAACAAGGATATGCGTTCAGTAACTGCATTGATGATTTGTTAATTATGGAATATGCATTAAAAGCGTTATATCCGGATTATGCAGATGATTGGGACAAGTATATTAAAAACGGACCGGATTTATATTATTCGAATGGTTTTATAATGAGGGAAAATGATTATGACCGATATTGTGAATTCTTGTTCAATTGTCTTGATGCATGGCAGAATATGGCGGGAGTTCATAATCAGAAAGAATTGATAGACCATGTTAGATATAATCTTGAGACGGGAAAATATATCAGATACACCAATCAAAGCGAGGTAACACCGGAAGCGGTGAGATGGCAAACCTCAATATTAGGGTTCTTGTCAGAAAGAATATGGACATTATGGCTTTTGCATAATTTTAAGAAGGAACGGATATATCAAACGCCATATATAAAGATGGAAGAAGGAATGTACACATAATGGATTGAAACACGGTTCAAAAGACCGTGTTTTTTCTTTATTATTAACCTATAATCCATTAAATTAATTCAGAGAAAATAAATGCTTTCTATTTATTGATAAGAATTAATGGATTATGGCTTTAACTCAAAAATATGGAATAAAATATCCTTTCACGTCAGACAATGATGAGGGGATATATATGGATTTAAACAAGACTTATGCGGACAATATCAAGTCACAAGTCCTTCATCTTATATTCACACCGAAAGGGCAGAAATTAAGGGACCCGGAGTTTGGGACAGACCTTGTTAAATATATATTCGGACCGAAGGACGAGGCAACATTTTCGGCGATAAAATCAGAGATAACGACCCAAATATCAAAATATATTCCGGGGGTTCAATTTAGGGACGTAACGATATATAATTCAGAGACGGATGACCATGCCATAATAGCGATGGTTGAATATGGGATTAAAACAGGAAATAAGACAGAAGTAACAAATGTCGCAGTAAAACTTTAACAGACGATGGATAAGAAAATATCATATATTAACAGAACTTATGCTGATTATAAAGAGGCATTGGTTGCAATGTCGGAAAAATATTATCCGGACCTTGCCACATCGTTTAATGATGCAAGCGTTGGGGGTTGGATGATAACATTGGCTTCGGATATTGGGGATAATCTTAATTACCATATTGATAGAGTATATCAAGAGACGAATATTGACAGTGCCCAAGAAAAAGGGTCATTGTATGCAATTGCAAGAAATAACGGGGTAAAAATACCGGGTCCGAAAGGGGCTATGGCAGAAATGAGAATTTCTTTTGTTCTCCCGGTCGCAAATAATTTACCTGATTATAGTTATGCTCCGATTGTCAAGCGTGGGACAATGTTTAGTTCAGCATCACAGCAGTTTGAATTGCTTGAGGATGTTGATTTTGCTACACAGTTTGACAGCAATGGGAATACGAACAGAACAATTATTCCAAATGTCAATACCAATGGAATTATTACCGGATATACGGTTTCAAAATTGGCAGTAGTTACAGCGGGGGAGACAAGAGTTTATAGGCAGGTGGTTCATGCGGGTGATATTGAGCCGTTTATGGAAATAATGCTTCCTATTGAAAATGTGATGAATATCGAATCCATTATTGTGAGAAATGGAACGGATAATACATTGTCTCCTTCTTATGGAATCTTTTATGGAAGCGGTTGCCCGGAAGATGGAATAACCCGCTTTTATGAGGTGGATAATCTTGCACAGTCAGAGGCATGGTTGCCAAAAGAAAAAGATGGCCGGGCGGAAACATATGTATATGGATATGATGGGAAACCGACTTATTGTGTGACAAAGGGAGAATGGAGACCGATTGACCATAAATTCATAACGGAATATACGGATAAAGGATACCTTAAAATAATATTTGGCGGGGGTATTGATAATCAAAATGTTGATATTGGCAGTGATGCCGCATCTTTTTCAAAATGGCAAATGTCAAGAATTTTGAATAACAAGAATTTAGGCGTTTTACCGGATGCTGAAAGCACAATATTCATACTTTATAGGATAGGTGGCGGCAAGGTAAGCAATGTGGCGCAAGGTGCAATCAATAGGGTGGCAAGCCTTAACGCTGATTTTAGAGGCAATGCATCATCGGCTGAAACTATTTTGAGAACAATGGTTGTTGAGAATACAACACCTTCGGTTTCGGGAAAGGATATGCCTTCGGAAAAGGAATTGAAATATCTTATCAAATACCATAATGCAGCACAGGAAAGATGTGTTACAGTAAAAGATTATATTGACCGAATATTGCTTCTTCCCCCTAAATACGGAACACCGTTCAGAGTTGGAGTAACCGAAGAAAATAACAAGATTATGATATATCTCCTTGGAATAAACGACCTTGGAAAACTTGATACATCGTTGCCTGTTACATTGATAAAGAATATTGAAGATTATCTTAGCGGATATAGATGTGTCAATGATTTTGTTGAGATAAAAGCGGGAAGAATCATTAATCTTTCATTTGATGTCAATGTGATTATGGATAAGAATTACAGCAAGAGTGATGTGGTTACCTCCATTATCAATACCGTTGAAAGTTATATGGATGTGAATAGACATCTTATGGGTGAGGAAATTTTCATAGGAGACCTTGAAAAGGAAATTTCAAAGATTGATGGAGTTATCAACCTTATTGACCTTGTTGTTTCAAATGAGACAGGAAAGACTTATTCACAGAATCAAGTTCAGCAAGAAACATTAGCCGGAGAATCAATAGACAAGGAATATATTGACAGTTATTCAATATCAGATGACAGAGATATAATAGACCTTGATGCCACGGATGGAATCCTTTATAATGACGGGGACACAATGATGGAAATCAAATATCCAGAACAAGACATTAGGGTCAGAATAAAGGAAAGATAAAATGGCTTGTGCTTGTAAGGTTAAACAGCAATTGACGTATCTTGAAAAGACATATGGGACAAAAAACGTTCAAAGTAAAGATACACATATTGCGGATATGATAAAAATGGGATTTCGGCAAACAATTAATATTTTGATTTGTATTCCGTTATTGCCGATTATAGGATTGTATATTGTTGGACGAAAGATTTTTACGGACAGTCCGATTGTTATAGATAAAATTTTCAGATTAAAGAAGAAAGATTAGCATGTCAGAGGCAAATAAATCATATAGGATAAGAACAGATGTTGGGGTTGAATCAACAAACAGATGCATCACATTGGATGCGAATATAGTTCAAGATTATAATACTTTTGATGTTCTTTCCGTAAGTATCAATAGCGTAGATACTTATAAATTACATAATTCAAACTACGGAGTCGTTGTCGGTCGAGTTTTGGCTAACAACGGCTTTGGCGTTCCAAACGCTAAAATCAGTATATTCATATCAGCGGATAGTGAGGATGGGGCACAATTGAGGGAATTGTACCCATATTCAACTTCCAAATCCAAAAACAATGAGGGAATAAGGTATAATCTTTTACCGGATAATCAAGTTTCTGATTGCCATCAAATAGTCGGGACGTTCCCGAATAAGAGATATACATTGGACAATGATGTTGTTCTTGAAGTTTTTGATAAATATTATGCATATACAACCCGTACAAACAATGCCGGTGATTATCTTATAATGGGAGTGCCTACAGGTGCCCATACGCTCCATATGGACCTTGATTTATCTGATTGCGGTATATTGTCACAACGTCCGAGGGATTTTGTTTATAAGGGATATACAATTGAACAGTTTGAAAACCCAAATATGTTCAAAACGGGAACAACTTATGATACATTAAGTCAAGTATTTACTCAAGACCAAGTGGTGAATGTCAATCCTTTTTGGGGAAATTCATCATTGGGGGATACTATCGGATTGACAAGGGCTGATGTCAATATATCATTCAAATTTGAGCCTACATGCGTTTTTTTGGGATGCGTTACCAGTGATAGGGCCTCGCAAGGAATATCAAAGAAATGTATTCCTACCGACCATATGGGTTCAATGGATGAGTTGGTTACCGGTGAGGGAAAAATCGAGATGATTAGAAAAACGCCGGGCGGTTCAGTGGAGGAATTCCAAATAAAGGGAACACAATTGATTAACGAGAACGGTATTTGGTGCTATCAGATTCCTATGAATCTTGATTATATGATGACGGATGAATATGGGAACATGGTTCCTACAGACGACCCGGATAAGGGAATTCCAACAAGAGCAAGGGTTCGTTTCAGAATGTCGATGCAAGATTCAGAGGTCAATACTGATAATTATTTCCGTCCAAAAGTATTGGTTCCACATAATCCACAAAATTTGGCTGATGGCCAGCATGAGGATTATGATTATGAATTCGGTACATTGACAAGGGAAGATTCTTATAGAGATTTGTTTTGGAACAATGTTTATACAGTAAAATCTTATATACCACGTTTTCAAAGAAAGAAAGCCCGTGCATGGAAAGACAAAAATTTCTCCGGCATTAAAGGCTGTAATTTTTATGGGCAGAACAATCCTATTCCATACAACAATATAAGAATCAGATTGCCGTTCATGTTTACGGTGATGTGTGCTATTATTAAATGTTTTATATTCATCACGGGGGTTATTAATACACTTGTGTCAATGCTTGGTAACATATTATCAGATGCGGGAAATACTAAAATTGTAGGATGGTATCCATTAAAAAAATTGTATGAAAAAGCAAATAGTTTGAAAATGAATGTTCTTAAAGAAGGGTTATGTCCTGACCTTGAGAATTGGTATTTTGCACCCATGTTTATAGAAAATTTATGGACAAATGCAGACCCGCCGAGAAAAATGAAAAGATATAATCTTTTAAAACAAACATTAGATGCTATTATAAAAAATGGAAGTGATGATGACCCACAGTCTATAGATGACCAAAATGAAGACCCTGAGGATAATGAGACAATTTGTCTTACTATTCATGTTGATTATCTTATAGCATGTATTGAAATGAATCTTGCTATGGAATATAGGGTAATTAATTTTGATTTTTATAATGATTGGATTAATGGACTTATTTATTTTCCAAGGTTTATGAGATATCTTCGTCCGAAAAAGAAATTTTTGGGAATAACTTTTGCTCGTGCAAAGATAAAAGGATGTATGGATAATACCAAGATATTTTCTAAGACAAGAAGATATACACAACAATGCTCTATAGGATATAAACCAATGAATACCAATGAAGCATGGACATATACAAGTGTTGATAATCCATTAGGTTCAGCAAATCCTTTCCAAATAGCAAAGGCAAATAATTTTCATAAAAAACGTGGTTTAACCCAAAAAACAATATTTGGTAAAAATGGAGGCATCTGCCATGAGCAAACCACAATGCAAGGACAATATGTTTATTATCTTAAGCCATGTGAATGGACAAGAAAGACATCACCTGCATTACGAAAAGTTAATCTTTTCGCAACAGATATCGTACTTTTAGGGTCATTGAATGATTGTGATTTATTCGGAATACCTCAATCTTTCAAACATTTGGGAAGTACATCATATGTTATGCCTACAAACTTGGCATTAACAAATATGGAAACTGATGGGCCACTTTATGCTACAGGCAAAGGAACCATATGTGCCGGACAAGCATCAACAAGTGAAAATGATGTATTGAATAATGATAAGGGTGTTCAAATAGTATCAAATACAAATGGAAGTGTTCTTTATAATGAACTTATGTATTTGAGCGGGGCAGGCAACACTGATATTGCAGATGTTCAATATGAAGAAGGTGAGGAAAGTGATACAATTGCCATGACAGAGGCTGCTGGTATATCATGGAACTGGACAGGACCCGGACAAGGAGAAATTGATAAGAAAAGAATGTATTATCCGGGAGGGCATTTTTTAGGATTATCATGTGTTAATTCGCAAACAAACCTTAAATCATGTATTAATCTTGAGCGCATATGTGAAATGGGTGCAACAATATCACAACGTAGAGAAGATGTTTCCGGTATGGATAAAAATGGGAATCTTCAATATACTTATAGCGTTCCATCTGGATTTATTGCAGGAGATGAGATTGTTGATGCAGATTTTAGGACTATGTTCGCCACAATGAATCAAAATAGGCTTATTGCCACAAAAGTTAATCCTGATACAGGATACAAAATGTATGATTTTCTTTTTGTGAAGCCGACAAATTTTGATGGGGCGTTCAAGAAGACTATGAATTCAAGAAATAGCAATCTTTATAATAGAAAACTTGACGTTGAAGATGAAAATAATGAGAAAAAATCATTGCTTAAGAAATTTGGCATAGCATTGGGCATTAGCCGTGACGATTATGACCCGAATGAATCAGAAAATACTCAGGTAAGAACAATAGAAGACCTAAGTATTGATTACTATCTTTACCGTTTTGGGCTTAATTATGAAAATTTGTCAAAAAATGATGAATTGCAATTGCGTAAATTCTTGATTTCAAGTGGAACAAAACAATATCTTCCTCAATTTGAAAACAGTTATTATTTTTATTTCGGAATGAAAGATGGGGCTACCGCTATTGATGAATTTAACAAACAATTCTTTTCACAATGCGCTGAATCTCGTTTAATTGCAAAGGAAACAACATTGAATCTTACGGTAGATTTAGACCTTTGTGCAGGCAGTGGTACAATTCACGGAATATTAAATAATGTGTCAATGCCATTGATTTCCATATCATATTACAGTGATGTAGATAAGACACCTATATATCTTGATAGTGAATATTTGAATAATTATCAATTTGATATTGAGGGGGTTAAATTTGGAAATTATACGGTTACAGTAATTGATAACAATGGTACAGAATATACAAAGAAGATTTCCGTAGGTGCGGATTTGGCATCATCTTTAAGTCAAGTATATGATTTTAATATATCAGACGAAAATGGTACGGCTTCCACGGATATATTCCGTGGGGGATATATCAAGGTATGGAATGTAAAGATTGATGGATTTACCGGAAGAACAGTTAATCTTTATATAACAGATGCGGACGGAAATCGAGAAGGTGGAAAATATGCCGTTTCCATAGGAGCATCAGAAGATGCTGCTCGAATAATATTTGTCAATCATGCCAATGTATATTATAATCTTTATGCTGAATATGATTGTGGGCAAGGAGACCAATCAATAATTCTTACCCAATTCCTTGTTAAGAACGGTAGTTCAATACAGTTATTGATTGGAGACAAAAATATCATGGCAGAGTCACCGTTGTTGGATTTGGATGTTATGCTCCATATGTCAGAAAAAATGTGGTTTATGAATGGCTATCCTATTGGAATTGATAAAAAGGGAGATAATAAAAATTGGTTGTATAGAGTATGTATGTTCAATGAGTTAAATGATTCATTGAATGATATAAGAACGTTCGATAATAAGGTTTTTGCCATTAATGGAAACAAGACAGTTTGGGGACCTTTGCAAAAGGGAGGAAGTTCAAAATCCTCTTGGGAAATATTGAAAGATGGGGAGGTTTATTCAACGGATGAACCAGAGAATTGGAAAGCGGGATATGAACTCAATGACGAAATACAATATTTTCCGACGGTTGGCGTTAATTATAGTCCGTCAATTACACAATATAGTGCGATTGCAACAAATGATAATACTGTTTGCGGTGATTATAGAGTAAGGCAAATAAATGGAAAGATTGAGGTTCCATATCAAGCGGGATTTTTTAATAACACATATGTATTCAAGCCAATCCCGGAGGGAGATATAGAGTTCCATGTGGGAAGTATGCCAATGCCGGTTAAAGAATATGATAACGGAATATTTTACCCTACTTTTGTATATAGTGCAATAAAACGACCATTTTATGCCAAGGCTAACTTTATAGTGGCTCAATATAGGGACATAAGCGTATGGAATGATGAAAATGGAGATGAAACCGCAGAGTTCGTTGATATGGAAATGGCTGGGGCAACTGAATTAGAAATACATAATGGAATAACTTACCAAACGAAATTTTCATCCTCATCAACCGTTTCTAATTTTGAAGATGGATTTGAATTTGCATATACAAATGGGATGCATGATATGTCAGGAGTGACAATGACTGAAAATAAAGACAGAATTCTTTTATTTAGTGCAAATACATGGGATGAAGATAAGGAATGGGCATGGTCAGATATAGAAGACGGAGCATCTTATAGTTACGAAATAACAGAAGGATATCCATATAATCTTGATAGGGGACAAAGTATGGTTAACACCATATATGGCGATGTTGATTCTTTATTTCATCAATACATCTTATACACAATAGATGAAAATAATTCTATAAAAATATGGCCTCAAGGTTATGATAATAGTCGTGAAAGTACAGCAAAATATTATCTTTGTAAAGAACCCGGGAATGTAGAAATATTAAAAGAGAATGGTTATTTATGGACAAGGGGCGAAAGTTTTCAAGTATATGCAGGATTCAGTTATACAAGTGCGGCAACATTTGATATGGAAGGAAGTCCATTGATAGTGAAAATTTCATTACACGGTATGGTTGATTTTGATTTGACAAATGAAGATGGGACTAAGAATCATATTCATGAAAGAGCCGGACTATTTGGAATGTCTCCCTCTGAAATCATTGACATTATAGAAAAAAAATGGAATGAAATTAGGCATATAGATGAAATGAGAATAGCAAAAATTCCGAAATTGAATAAAAAGATTGTTTCTTGGGAAGAATCTATTAAAGTCTGTAAAAATAGGGGAGAAAACCACACTTATTCACCGGGGGACAAATTGTTTGTTGTAGGAGAAATAGAAACTCGCTCAGAGAGTAATCCGGATGGATATGCCAAGATTTATAAGATATATCCAAATCTTATAAAAATAAATAAACCACCTATTATTGATGAAGAAGACCTTGTTATTAATCCAACAGCAGCTACGGTGGATGCAAAAGAAGGAAAAGTTCTTGTTGATGTGGTTAGTGCAAGCACGGATATATCTTGGAAAACGGTATTTGAAGGCAACATAATAGCCGTTAATCCATCGACAGGGTTAGGTCCTACAACGGGAGTAGTCATCAGTTATGCTGAAAATAAAGACCAATTGGGCAAAACAGGAAAAGTAGAATTTTATTATTTTGAACCGGGTCAAGATGCCACATTTAAATTAACGCAGAAAAGGGCAGATGATAGTGGGGAGGATAATCCGACCGGACGTACTTATGCCGAAGTTGCGGGAATTAGCATTCCGATTAATGTACCTTATCAAGGGGCTATAACTGATGGTACAATAAAGTCTAACACAAATTGGACGGCAGAATTGACTAAGAACGGAGAGTTTTCATTTAAAGATTATAAATATTCAATAACAAGTGGCGGTGACCATCCTTTAGAAATCTATCATAATGGAAATAATCATACCGATAAAAGTACATTGACCATTACCTATAATGATGGAAACGGTGGAACCAAGACGAATGAATATTTAGTTAAAATTGTAGGCTATTAATCATGGAACGAAAGATATTTTTAGAAGAAAATAGAAGTAAATTTGCGAATAATGTGGAGAACAACATTGATGTTGACCTCTCCACAAAAATTCGTATGTTGCCTAACGATAATATTGATGAGGATTTTTCTTTATATGAACAATATAATAGAGAAAGGGATGAATGTACCAAATATAGGCTTATTTTTGCAATAAATCCAATTTGCAGCAATGTCTTATTCAATATGAAATCAGAGATAGTTGCAAATGAAGGCTCTGATGACTGCAAAGTATTATGGGATGATGGAGGAACGGGAACATCATCTAAAGAGGCATTTAAGCGTTCAGAAATGTGCAAGAATGCTGTGAATACAACTGAAAATATTACATATAGACAAGCCATAATGAATACCGAATATAGTCATTTGGAAAACGGCAAATTGGTTTATCATTGTGGTGCGGATATTTTCAATAATCATATGTTGAGAAATAATGGTTTCGTTCATGTCAATAAATTGCGTGATGATAATGTTAATATATGTGGTCCTGTTTATAATACAATAAAGGATTATCTACGTGACAGTAGGGGAAGAATTGTAAAACAAGATTTGGCAGTAAAATATGATTCTTCCAAGAAATCAACAGATATGCATCTTTATCAATATGATACAATTGATTCGGTATATGAGGCGTTTTCAACCCAATGCGAAGAAAAAGATGGGTGGTGGGGATATACCAATCCGGGGAATATGAAAATTCCCACAAATTCGGGAAATTCCATTATGGTAAATCAATTGATGGCAAACAACAAACCTTGTGAATTTATTGATTTATATCCAGATAGAGAATTATACTCATTTATTCCGAAATATAACAAATATAGGAAGCGCATTGAAAAAAATTGGGATTATTGCATAACTTATCCATATGCTAAAGATACAGAGATGCTTGATACAATTTGTGGAGGAGAAAGCCAAGCAATTAGAATTAATACAAAGATAAGAACAAATTCATCATCTATAATGGTATTGGAATGCTCATCGTTGTTCAAACATAATATGAAGGTGGGGGATTATGTTTCATTTTATTATTATCTACCGGCATTGTATAAAGAAAAGGTAATGAAGAAAACTTTTCAAAAATATCAGACAAAGGTAAAAATCATATCATTGGGAGATGCGAATGGAGACGGGCAAGATAGGATATTCAATGTCAGATATACAGATATTCAAGGTATTTACAAATATTTTGAGAAATACGGCTGTTTTTACAAAAAAAATAGTGGGGGTGTTGATTGTTCATATTACTTCAGATTGTTCAAAAAAATTAAAAACATTGATGGAGAAGAACTTAGAAGTGATGTAAATAAAGCGGCTTTTGGAAATAATATATATGGAGACAATATCGCCCAAATTATATTTACCGATGATGTTGATGTCAATGGTTTGGTTGATGAAAATGGAAGACCTTTGTCAGAAGTATATCTTACAGTGGTGAAACGTAACAAGGGAAACAAATTATGGTATGACAAACATATTGTTAATACGGCGGATATTGAATTTTCTCATTGTTTCGGGAAATTGACATCGGGACTTGATTTCAGTGGTATAGAAAATGAACCGTTCGATTATAATGTCCATTATTTTACCAATTTGAACAAATTTTCAGATAAGGACAATACCGAATTGTCAGTGGAATATAAATCAAAAAAGACCATTCAAAATACTTTTTCGGCATGGGGGGACACGTTGATTAATCACCCTATGGCTAAATATATAGAGGATGATATAACAATAGATAATGATATATTCTATGGGGATGTGGTTGAATTTGACAATGCCACTTATGAAAAGACAACCATAGGATATGTTTATCACCGCTTCAATACGGTTCAAAGGGAAAGTTTCAACAGTGAGTTCAGAAATCTTTATCATGATGAGATAACATCAGACGATTATGACAATGTTAATGGATGGGGAAAGAACTTCAAGGTTTCAACCTATTATTTGAATGATGTGAAAACAGCGACTTATGAGGTTCCTACGGTAGGAAATGTGAAGAATGATGAATTGATGTTCGGAAATATCATGCCGGAGGGGTATTATTATAATCCGCACACAAGGATTCCGATAAGAGAAGAAGATGATGATTATACGGAGTCACAAGCCAAATATATTAATTATACAAACCCGAAATTGACAAAAGAATACAGTACAATTGATGAAAAGACAAGAAAATTTCATTCAATAAGGGTACAAATTGATGTTCCGAGTGATTATGGATTTAAAAAAGGCGATTATATAGCGTTTTTCAATAAAGAAACATCAACAATTGACTGGGGGGAGATTATAATTGCATCAGGATATCAATTGACATTAAGATTTGAGAAAACGGCATTGGGGGCAACGGAAGATGGATTAGTTAATTCAAAATATATTGACCCGAATAGCCTTGAAAGAAAATATTATGCTTTTTGGTCACCCGATGGAATACCATTATATGCAAAATTTTCAATGTCCAAGCAAAAATTCATATGGAGGCCATTGGTTGCACCGTCAGAAATGATACAAGATGATGAACTTTATGACACACCGTTCAGCAACGGAAGATTTTATATTGAAAAGAACGTGAATTTCTTTTTGAGAAGACAAGACCCTTATGGAAAATATGGGTTATCAATACCGATTTTCAGAGAAACAGTTCAACAAGTTTCAAACCCTATGCAAAGATTTGTGGTGAATGGAAAACCTATTGATTTGAGTGGAATATTGAATGATATGAATAACATGTTAGACACCTGCTATTAGTTATGGAAGTAGTAAAGATAAATTTGAAATCACCGATATACGGGATTAAAGAATTGACCGTCCTTGACATGAAGGAGGCGAACGGGGAACTTCTTATAAAATTAGGAAATAAGGAGTGCTATGAGATTAATGGTGGTGAGCAATTGATATTCAAAAGATATATCTATAGAGTTGAAAAAGAATATTCGACCATAACAAGTTATATAACAGTGAATTATGAGGATAAAAATCATGTTCTTCATTGCACGATTCCAATAAAGAATCAATATAGAATATCAGGAATGGTTGATTTATTCACATATTCAGCAACATCCTCGTCAAATACTGATTACCATCGTTATGAATATGTTGAAGACCGTGGAAAACGCTATTACAGAATTACAATGCAAACGGTTCATAATTTGTTTGCACAAGATTTGGCTTGTGATAACGGACAAGAAGTTTATATAATGTCAGCGGACGGTAAAAGATTAATAACTTGCAAAAACGTTTTTATTCCGTTAAGATATGGAAACAGGCTGGTAGTTATAGGTGATTGCATAAGAACAATTGCCACGGGTTCAACATGCGGAAAGGATTATAGGAATGTAACCACCTATTTATATGAATTTTTACCGGATAAGATAAGGGATATATCATTATTATTGCCGATTACAGAAGGATTGAGAAGTGCGATTGAAAATGGGGCATATATTGAGACAAAATATAATCCGTTCTATTTTTATAAGGAAACAGATGAATTAGATAATTATGGTAATCCAATCAAACAATGTACATTTTGGGGAGACCCATGGTGGGCGGAACTTGAACAGAATACCGATTATGACAAGATTTATCTTAATTATGGAAATACCCGTAGTTTTTTAGGAAAAGATGATGCCTATTGGAATGTAGGGGTAGGGTTGAATAACAACGCCGATGAGAGTTCATTGGGTATGGAAGATGATTTTAATTCATCTTATGTAAAAGATGTTGAAGAATTATTAATCCCCGATGTCATTGATATGGAAAGAATTAAATATGTTCCATATATTGAAAACGGAGACGGATTTTCAATAGCAACAAGTATCACCATGGATTTTCATTTTAGAAAAAGGGTCGAAGTTGATGATAGCACCCGTTCGGGAAATACATCAATAACTTCCGGAAACGTTTATGCGGACGGATGGTATATCTCAAAAGATGATGGGGAAATTACTTGGTGGAACGGATTGGATTACAATGAAAGCGAGTTTAGTGAAAGTGTAGTGACTGATTTTATCAATGCTTCGGGCGATACGTCAGATTTGTTGGGATATTTGAATTTTACCGATAATGATGTTTATTATCAAAAGAAAAAAGTCAGCCAAAGTTTTATCCGATTGTCCTTTTATTCATCAACGAACCCGGTTGACCAAAAATTATTGTTTTATTCAACATCATTTTTAGATGGAACCGGACTTTATGGAAAATATATAAAGCAATTGAATTACATGCTTGATAACGGACTTATGGGTAAGGCAAAGAATCCAAATGCTGAGGTTGTTTTTTGTAGTGCCATCACAGCGTCAGCAAGGGTTGATAGTCAGATGGTGATAACCAATGAATATGATAGGACAAAATCAAGCGAAGGCTTTAATATTTACTTATTTAGAGACGATGCGGATATAAAAGATGAGGATTCAAATGGCAATGAAAAATCCTACAGAACTATTTATATGAAAGTTGAGTTCAACCATGCCGGAAACGGCAAGACGATACCGATGATATTGTGGCCAAAAAAGGATGGGAAATATGTTCCGCTCACCACCGAGAATTTCGTTGAGAGCCTTTACATTCCGATTCAAATACGCTATTATAAAGACAGATACATTTATTCGGTTCCGTCAGCGAAGAACGAAAACGATAGTATAATATTAAGGCTGTTTGAGCCGAAGTTAGACCAAATAAAAGACAATGTTTGATGGCAACAATTAGGAAAACATTTTGTATAGACAATAGCAGGAGTCACAGAAATGGGCTTCTGCCTTTTGTGCCTTATAATGAAGGAGAAACAAATGTTATTACCTATGTAACGCCGGGTTTGACAAATGGCAACTATGGACAGTTTGTTTGTGATTTCGGCTTGATATATGGATATATTGAAGAAAATAACGGCATCAAAATCAATAGAAAAATTGAATGCTGCCGTTTAAAATATTTGGATGTTTTAAGAAGATACAATTTTATCCAAGACCGATTGATGAACGGAATAAAAGTGAAGATGTTCCGCCATATTCAAGACAGTATCTCAAATGTAAAATGTAGTGAAAGCGGCAATAATTATACCATTGTAAGCGAAATAACAAACAAATGGAGAGAAGGATTTTCGGAATGGAAATCCCAATATGAATTCACATTGCTTGATTCGGATTTTTTTGTAACGGATGAAGATGGATATTATATATTCAAACGTCCGGAAGATTGTGATGATGAACGATATAATAAAATGCTATCCATTTCAGAAAAGGCAGATTATGGGTATATAGTGGATGATTATGACACTATTGTTCAATATAATGAATTATGGGAAGAACAATGGGAAACATTTGGAGGGAAAACAAATTTACATGCTGATTATAATTCAGATGGAGTCAAAGATGATTTTCTTTTCTGCCATGATTTTGACAAATACATTTTAGGAAAAGTTGAAGTTCCCGAGGAATATAATGGTATGGAAATTAAAGGTTCAAGGGTTCCTAATTATGTATATTATACAAGTTTCAATGATTATAAGGTGAAACTTCAAGATTACAGTGCAAAAACATCATCTGACAAGGCATTTAAATATAAATTTGATGAATTGGGCGGAGACGCTTTTTATCAATTTTTATCAAGCATAAAGACAAAGTGGATAACCGCACCAGAGATAAAGGATGAGGGAAAATATTTTGGTTATTTATGTCCGACCATCGATTATACATTGGCAATGAACAATGATGTTGATGATATTTTTGTTTATTCACCATATGAGTATTCAGCATCAGGCACATCAATTTGGGACGCAACGGAGCCATATGATTATCCAAGGGAAGATATAATTGAATCCGGATATACTTGCGATGGCCCATATACAAAAAAAAGCAAGCCAAACGGATATAGGTTAAGACCTCGTTTTGAAAAATTTGACGAAGAAGATTATCCATTAGTTGAATCTAAATTAAAAAGCCTTTATTCAATAAAAGCGGTTCAAGCGGCTGACAATGTTTTTGGAATATATATGCCATTTAAAACCAAATCAGGAAGCAAGGGTAAAAGTGACAAGGTTGGGATTTCAGAAGTTGAGGTAGGTCAATTATTTAAATGTACCTATATGACAGGATGGTCATCAACGCCTGCTACAGAAGTATTGCAAAGTGGATATACCGAAGAAATTATAGATGGCGTAACGGTGAGAACAGAAATAAGAGAATCACACATAGGAGATATACCTGAGGTAGCACCAATTAGTTCGGCTTATCAAGTACTTATACCGGTTTGCACGGATTCGAGACCGAAAGAAATGGAGGTGTCAAACGAATGGACAGAAGAAAAGGATGGAAAAACCTATCATTATCAAAAATATAGTGGAGAGACAGAATATTTTTACGAGTGGTGGGATTGTGAGAAAGTAGATTGGAATCCGAATATCAAATGCGCTGATGGGGAGATTGTGGAGGCAAATCAAAGCGATAAATATCAAAATGCAACAATTGTGGCATGCGTTCCGTATCTTGTTCCAAATCCGAAATATAATGATTTTTATTATATAATGGCAAAATATAACAATGGTTTAATTGAAAGAGGGAATTGGCCAATAACACAATTAGGGACAGTAGAAACTCTTAAAATACCATTTAAGATAGGAGAAAAAATCAATTCCATAAAATATGATGATGGGACATTGGTTTATGACACCATAATAAGCACTGCTGAAACAGAGAACGGTATGACCATTGATTATGCAATGGGTGTTACAGAGGGGAAAGAAGATAATACAGGAATACATTATAGAGAAACAATACCTTTTTATAAGGAGCAACGAGATATAGTATCAATTGACGGGGTATGCAACGCCGAATTATATTATGATTATCTTGATTTTGATGCGGTAAAAGAGAAAATTTATAGTGACGATTTTAAATTATATAGGGAAACAAACAGAGCACAGATAACGGGAATGGAAGTTTGTACCCAATGGACTGAATCCGGGGCGGTGAATGCAATGTTATTTACAAAAGATAGTACAGACGGATTGCAAGATGAGCCAAAATTTGATATCAGTATATCTTTTGACAGAGGGAATGGAGCTGCTTGGGAAAGTCATTTCAAACTCAGCGAATGTAACTCATTGAGTGACTTGAAGAATTACGGGAATAATTATTTTAATTTAAGTTAATAATGGCAAATGGAGTATTCGGGTCAGTACGACCTGCAAATATAGACCCATCGGTGGATGTGGATATGTATTATTACTATCGTCCATCAAGAGGGGAAACAGATGAAAATTTCAAAGGATTCAAAAAACTGAATCCCGGAGATTGCTTGTCTAAGTCAGTGGATGATACTGATGATGAAAATACTATAATTGGCATATATCATTTAAGATTGCCATTGGAGACGTTTAACAAAAAAGGCTTTTATACCGTATATATCAAACCAAAGGAATGTACAACAAAGATTGTTGATGTGAGTGTATTGGCAGCATATCCGGATGTTAAAGGTGTCGTTCTTAATATACAAACCGGAGCATTGGCAGGATTGTCGGATTTAACGGGATATCGCATAGAATTTAGCGATGGGACAACAAGATTGATTAAATCTTGCAATAGATGCGAACCAGTTATTGTAAATACAGGTGATGGCTATCCAAAATCAACAAGATATAATTTAATTGACAATAGTAGCAATTATGTATTTTGTACCGTAAGCCCCTCATCTTCACCTACTTTCAAAGTAAATGCAGCACCATATATAGGGGAGGCGGGAGCAGAAATAAAGATAATTAACACGAAATTCAATCCCGTGGCGATAGAAATAGAAAAGACAACCCATGACGCAGATACAATATCATATATGCTTGAGGGAGACCAATCAAATGATGGTGATAATGCTATCATAACCACATATAATGACAAACATGAGATTTACCATCAGTTTGACTATTATGCGATTAAGGATAGACTTGGGAATCCTATATACAAAATCAAGAAACAAAGAACAAATATTGACGAAAGTCAGAATTATGATAATATTATTGACTAATGGCAAGAAAAGATAGTTTAATAAAAAGTAAGGCGATATATACTATCCGCAGAAAGCATCAATCTGTGGTAAGCGGAACCGTATATGAGCATGACCATGTAACCATATTGCCAAATGACGGAATATTTGATGATGAGATAGCCTTTTATCCCGAGTCCAATTTTAAATACAAACTTGGGGATAATATAAATGAAAAAAAGAGGCACACAAGAGGCGGATGGGAAAAACCGGGAGACGGAGAAACTACATGGTGGACAAAAAATGACATTGATTCATCATCAACAATTTCAGATGAAAGCCAAATTGTATTGAAGCCAAATTATTCATCGTTGAAAGATTTTGCTTATTATGG